AAAGCCTTCAATCTCTACTTTAATCACTTGCTTTTTGTTCTGCTGTTATTAAATATTTTCTTTTCTTATCATCTACTAATTCAATACTCGTAATTGTGAAATCCTGCGATCCATCTCTTAAAATATAATTACTATCTATTGCCAAAGTCGAATTATAATAAATTTCATAGTTATAAGAATTTTGATACCCTTGTGAAAACCTGTCATAAGTTCTGTTTGAACTATTCTTTTTTCTAAAAGCCCAAACAGTCGCTATCGTAACCCCCGTAGGATTATCCCAAACACCCGCTGCGTCCTTAGTTGGTACAAGGTCAACAAACGAAACCCGCCTTCTTATGCCTCCTATATTACCCATTGGTCTTTATGATTGTTTACTAAATCGTTCAAATGTGTCTGACTTAACAACGCAACTTCCTCTCCTCTGTGTTCGAATCTTTTCGCTATTTCATTCAACCAAGCCAACCTTAATCCTTCCGGTAAGGTATTGGCCGTATAACCTACGTTGTAAATAATTTTCCACTTTCCCCCGCCTACATAACTCCTGAATCTTCCCATTTCAACCTCGTACTCATTATCTAAAATCCTAACCTCGTATTGATTTATTCCCGTCTTCGTATAAGCAGAATCAAACGTAGTCAAAGGCGGAAAAGGAAGATTAAAAGAAGTATCGTAATTAATTAGGATCGTTACCACTTTGTCAATTAAAGATCGTCCGGTTATATCTTCCAGGTATTGCCTTACTTCTGAATTTAAAGTTGTTAGCCTTGTATCAAAAGAAGTATTCCCAGAATCTATATAAAGATGCTCTTTAATATCAGCAAGGTCTAAGATTTCAGTAGCCCCGACTGAAGAAAATTCATGCGCTATTAATTTACTCTCTTTCATCGTATATCATTATTGGCCCCGCTCTGCGAGGGCCGGTTAATCTTGCTGTTTTACCATTCAGTTTATATTTACCTTTTCTGAATTGAATAGTATTTATAGATTGATAATTTAACCCTGCTGCACTACCTGTAAACAAATAACTTCCAGAATCGGCAGTTAATATGTTTGTTTTTACAAATGAAACGTCTTGACCTGTGAAAATGAAACTTCCCGGATCAACCATAAAAGCAGCCTGTCCGAATTGTAACGTAGCATCATTGCCGTTAAATAAGTAAGAACCGCTATTTGCTGTTAATGTTCTTTGAACGGTTAATCCTGCTTGATTACCCGTGAACGAATACGAACCAGAACCACCTAAAACACTCCTTTGGAATTTGATTGAATTTCCTGTTAGCGTGAAACTTCCCGCATCAACAGATATAGCAATTCCTTTTATTAAGCTGGCTGCGTTACCATTTAATAAATAACTTCCGCTTCCCCCTGATAAAACCAATCCCCTGTTAAGGTTAACCGTATTTCCGGTAAACAAGTAATTTGCACTTCCCGCAATTAATATTTTACTTACTAATAAATTTACTGAATTACCGCTGAAAGTATATGAGCCTGAATTAGCTACTAAAGCGACACCCTTAATTAAACTTGCAGCGTTCCCGGTGAAAAGGTAGGTTCCACTTTCGGCAATTAGATTTAACCCCCTGTTTAAGTTTACAGCGTTACCGCTAAATGTGTACGATCCGCTTCCCGCTACAACACTTCTATGAAACTTAACCGCATTTCCCGTAAAAGAATAACTACCTGAATCAGCAGTTAATGAAACACCCTTAATAAGCCCTGCTGAATTTCCTGTAAAGCTGTATGTAGCTGAACCAGCTGATAAGTATTTATTATAAGTTAGGTTTGCACTATTCCCTGTAAATGTATAACTAGCACTTCCCGCAATAAGTTTTAATTGTCTTAATAAATCAACCGAGTTTCCAGTAAGAACATAAGAAGCCGATTCAGCAACTAAGGTTTTTCCGGTTGTAAATGTTATAGAATTTCCGGTGAATAAGTAAGAAGCCGACCCAGAGACTAAATTTAACCCTCTCAATAAACCAGCACTATTACCTGTAAAATTATAAGTCGTAGAAGCAGCAACTAATTTTGAATCCTTTCTTAATGTAGCCGAAGTTCCTGTAAGATTAAACGTTCCCGCATCGGCTACTAATCTATAAGAACGATTCAACCCTGCACTATTCCCTGTAAGGTTGTAGGTAGCAGAATCAGCCGTTAGTTTAGACGATTTTATTAATGAAGCAGAATTACCAGTAAAGACAAAAGCCCCGGCAGCAGCCGTTAAAATAGCTCCCGTTTGAACTATTTTAAACCTCTGAATTAAAACCCTGCTATATGACCTTCCTAATCTCATTAATAAGTATTACTTCTGTTTACTGCTTGATTTATCGAAACTACTTTTTGTTTTGGTTCTGGAAATTCTGCTTCGATCATTATTGCGTCTAAACATTGGTCAGGGTTTGCATCTTGTGCTAAAAACCTTACTCGTAAATCTGTGAAATCACCATTACCGCCACCCCCTATTACCCATGCACCTGCTGGCCCTGAAGCGTAATGTTTTCTTGCATAACGATAAGTAGTAACTCCCGCCGCTGCTCCTGTGTCAAATGTTGTATCAAGTGTACCGTTATCGTTTAATCTTACCTGCATCTGGCCTACTGTTGTAGATATTTGGTGATGAGCCAAAATGACTTCAACCGCTCTTGGTGCAACCTTAGGAGTAGGAACCCCTGAAGCTGGCCCGAATAAACCCTCTACATAATCTGTAGCTGCATTTGCAGGAGCAACACCCCTCCAGTTATCAGCTTCGTCAACTGCGCCGCTCGGAAGAGGAACGTCATCAATTAACTGAAATGCTGTTGTAGTTGCGTTAAGAATATCTACTGCTGTGTTTCCTCTTTGGAAGTCACCGCCACCGGCTATATTGTGAGTGCCATCAGAAGTAACCGTATAAGGTTGTATTAATCCGTTCCCTATTGGATAATCAGCCAAAGTTTGAGATAAAATTAAATCATCACAATACCCAGTATAATTTGATGAGCCAGCTGAAACCCTATGTAAAAAAATAGCATCATAACTTGTAGCTGCTACTGGATTTGTAGCTTGTCCGCAATTATCTCCATCAACACTTACATCGGTTGTCCATGGATTATTACTCGTATTAACTTTAATATCTATTCTGTACCACCTATCAACCATAATCAATATGCCAGTTGATCCATCGTTTAACGCTGATCTTGCGTAAATCTTCCCATCTGAACTTTCAAATCTTGCTCCTCCTAAATGCGTAGTTGAATTATAAACGGAAACCAAATTAACGTCAACGGCTGGAAGTGAGGAAAAATATAAATAGCATCTTATTATTGCAATATTTCCAGCAATAGCAAAAGTAGCATTTGCGCCGGCTGCTGCATTTTGAATCCTTAAACTTCTATTCCCTGTTCTCTTGATAGTAGTATCGAAAGTTATTGCACCCGTTAGCGTCCAGTGTGCGCCACTAGCCCCGCACTCGAAACCGCAACAAAAAGTAGGACTAGCCATAATTAAACTTCAAAAATTATTAATCCGTTTTCTAACTTATAATAAACACCATTATTAAATGATATTTCTATAACCTTAACCCCGTTTATTACTTCCCCAATACTATACTTAGTTTCAATATAAACAGGATTGCCGCCGATTGTTTTAGTTTGAATTTTCATACTTCAAATTCTATGTAACAAATTGCATTTACCGCCGCACCCGCCTTAACCCTTATTCGTAAAAAGTTTGCCGCCTTCCAAGCCCATTCTCTACCCAGTGGTTTTTGGATTACCCATTGATTGGTCGGAGCAACAAACTGACAATCCAATAATCTTACTGTTGTAATTGACCCCTCCGCAGTAGCTGTATAACCACTTTCATCACCTGCCGCCGTAAAAGCCAAAGGAAAATCATCTGTCACCGCTCCCGCATTTGGATCGCCAATATTATAAATATCAGCAGCAACAAACTCAGTTATCGTTCCACCAACCGTACCAGTATCAATTAACTCAACTTCAATTGGAGTGGCCGCCGCCGATCCATCAAATGAAATACCATATTCAACCACCCTCCCAATCATATTAGTGCTACCGCCTAACTTTAATTGAAGCATTGTTTTAATTGCCGTTCCAGTAGTCACAGCCGCAAAAGAAGCGGTTGTTGGCATTGGCCCGTTGTAAACTCTATATAGTCCCATAAATTTATTTTATACGAGTGTTCCAAATCCACCTGTAAAGTCAATAGTCAGACTTTCGCCATTCTGAAGCGTTAAGTCTGAAGTGTAATCATACCAACCAATTAAAGGATCAGCCGGAGAAGTAGGATCGTCGTTATACAAAAGAACATAACGAAAAGCCGCCACCGCTCCACCTGAAGCCGTTAATACTAAATCATTCGCTGTGAACGTTACCGTTCCACTTGCTTGCTCTGCTGTGATTCCTGTTATCACCCTGCTGGATAAATTCGTGTAAGAGATTTGTGTTACATCTGCTAACACGGCATCAGCCGAAGCAGAAGGGGCATTAGCCGCACTACACAGAGCCACAGTCACCGTACAAGTAGCATCACTTGTAAAGTTGTGAACACCCTTTGATAAATCTTCAACGAACTGGTCGAATTTGTTAAACGTAGCCATTATACATAATTTTTAAGTTTGACAGATTGTGTTTCATATAAAAAATTCTCGAATCGTTTACAATATTCTAAAGGGTCATGTTCCTTAGCCCTTATCCTTGAAACATTACTCCTTTCTTTATAAAAACTCTTATCATCGAATTTCTTAATCATGTTCACTAAAGAAGTAATATCATACTGATCTGTATCGTCTAAAACATTTCCGTTATCGTCGAATAAATCACCCTTTCTTAAATCAATATAATTACCTGCATAATCACAGTTCTCTTTTAATCCAGGAGTAGGAGTACATATAACCGGAATACCAGAACACATTGCCTCAGTCGCTGTCATTCCCCAGCTCTCGTATTGAGAAGGCATTATTAAAAGCCTTGTTTGTTTATAAATAGGAAGAATGTCAGGAGTGTTATCAATTACAAAAACGTTTTCCGGTTGTTCTGTTATTTGTTTGTCGTAACTCCCTTTAACCGCTAAGAATCTTTTATCAGGAAATACCTTTGCTAACTTCTGTAAGATCCTTCCACCCTTATTAGTGTTTAAATTTATCAAAGTAATAAACTCGTTCTTTTCGGGATCATCACAAACGTTGTACCTGTCATAATCAACCGCAGGAGGAACAACTATTGAAGGATATTTATAGTTAAGCGTTTTAGAAATCCATTCTGAATTATAAACTATAAAAGGCGGATTCTTTGCGTTAATTATCGAAGCATATTCATGATGATTGTGGACGATCTGAACAACTGGCCGTCCTACATCATGCCCTAGCGTTAATGTCCAATGAGTAAAATCTAAATGAGTAACTAAAACGTCGGCCCAACGGTAAGCGTCTAGGTTATCCCTTAATCCCATTACATAAACACCTTCCCAATCATAAGGAACCCTGTAATGAAACTGTTCAGGACGTTGTAACATTACTCTAACCTCGTGACCTTGTTTAATTAGGTACTTATTTAAATTGTGTATATATGCTTCCCCTCCACAATTATGGATAGGGGGATAAAGATGTATAGAATATAAAATTCTCATATTACAATCCAATCTTTTTGATAACCGTCATTCCAATTCATGTCTCCTGCTTGTGTACCAAACCATCTTTTAGGCGCAATAACTTTCTTTTCAGGATGTTCAGCAATCGTTGCAGCAAAAGCGGAAAAAGTAGAATTAGAAATAATAAAATTCTTACAAGCCTTCATACTTCTGAAATCGTCTAAATATGTTTCGTCACCCCTGCTAATTCTAAATGTATAATGATTGCCAGCATCATTTAATTTTTTATAAAATTCATCAATATCATCACTATAAGCAATAAACACCGTATCCTTCGGCATCATAGACATTGCTTTCATATAATATTCTATTGGCAATCTTGGATGATAAGCGTCCGGGTCATCTATATAATCGCCGGCCCTGTAATGAACCGCACATAAATTATTAAGCACAGGATCATGGTTTAATTCATCCTTCATCTTAAAGTAATGCCTTACCTTATCTAAACAATGTTCAAAGTATTTAGGACTTTGCAGGTGTGCGTTAATTGACCAATGTCCACTATTTAAAATGATTTCTTTATACCCCCAGAAATATCCAAGCTCTTGAAATTGTTCACCGTTTACTCTTGGTAGTGGATTCTCAAAGTACTGCTCAAAATCCGTTACCTCACCGCCGAATAAAGCGTTATCATAATTCCTCCAATGCGGGAAAGCAAAAGGCTGTCCTGACTTTTCAGCAATACCAATGATACTGGCTATTGTGTAACATTGATTACCGAAACGGCCCAAACCTCCTGTCCCTATTGAAGTACTCGTTAACATTCAACTAACCATTTTTTATCAAACAACTTCATAGAATCACCTAAAACCTCAGGGAATAATTTATCATATTTTACATCAACAAAAACCATATTTCCAGTATGAGCTAAAAGCATATAACCCTTACTCCAACCTAGTTCTAACATAGTCCTAAAACTTGCTCCCCGATTAGGATGGAAAAATTCTAACTCTGGATCTAAAGAACTATTGATCTCAATAATCACTACCGCCGGTTTCCCTTCATAAGCCTTCCAAACCATATAATCGTTTCCGTCAATGTCAATACTTAAAATATCACACTTAGGCAAATCATTTACGTTGCTTTCGTTGACTTCCATTTGCGCAACTCCCGTTCCTGTTGGAACTAAATCATAAAGGTTCCTGGTAAACTGAAACTCATTACACAAATCAGCCGTATTTGAACAAAAGAACCCATCGGCCCCGCCGAACTCAACACAATGACCTTCTTTTAATCCGATTCGCTTAATGATTTCTTTAAGCAGGCCAAATTCACCGTTCTGACTATATAAACCGTTATCTAAATACTTATTCATTCTTTGTTGTATTGTGTGCTATCAAACTCTACACCTGCGGAAAACTTACTCCCCTCTTCCCAGTACAATGTTTCAAACTGTTTAAAAAGATCAATTCGCTCCTCTCTGGATAGTTTACCTATTTGAGATAGTATGCTTTTAACATTGGAAACTTTTATAAGTTCATCCTTTGTTAATTCGTCAAGCTCTTTTAATTCTTTTTCTTTTTTCATAGTTATATATTTAGGTTATTAATGTCCAGTTTTCCCAAACGAAGGGAGTTTGCCATGTTAATTTATGGGTCTTCGATAGTTCGGATTCAATATCCACATAAAGTAGTTCATAACCCGGTACTATATGAAACTGCACCTGAATATTTTTAATATTACTTATTAACCCCTGTTTTAAAATATAATCAAGCAAAGAATATTCACCCCCTTCAATATTAATCTTCATTACCGCCACTTCTCTATTCAAATACCTCGCTATATCTTCACACTTTACTTTTCGCCTTTCTTCCTTCGTAAATATTGAACTATATAAAAACACTCCCCCGATTTCCATTTCTCCATCGTACAACCATGCTGCCCGATCATCTAAAGCCTCAAAACATTCAACTTCGCAACCGTACCTTTTTTTAATCTCATTAGCCCACTCTCCCCGATAACTTCCAATATCAATACAATAGTCACCCGGTTTAAGGTCGTACTCATACCTTAGCTTCTCTAACCCTTTTTCAATCCATTCTTTTTGATCTCCAATACTTACCATAAAATTGCAATTGTATCTCTGTAATTAGGATCGAAATCATAAAACTTAAACTCCTTACACATTTCTCTCGTAATTTCTAAGTCGTTATAATACCAACCATCAACAAATCCAAAATCTTCTTTATGTTTTAAACAGTCATTTCTTAACCAATTCGCAAAACTTATCAGAGCCTTACCCCTTAACACCCTTTTTATTTCTTTCAAATAACTTCTTTGACCCTCTAAAGGAAGATGACAAAAAACACCAAAGGAATAAACCACATCGAAACTCTTATCTTCAAACGGTAAAGTATATCCATCCGTCTTTATATACTTCGCTTTTAATCCTTCCGGCTTCTCAATTCTATCTATACAAACAACTTCGTCAAACTTAGGTACAAGTAATTTATTCGTCCAGTAACCATTTCCACAACCTATTTCTAAACATCTCCCACCGGGTAACATCTTAATCGCTTCCTGCAATGGGTCTAAAGAAATCGCTTTAAAGTCCTCCTGATAACCTTCAGGCCAATAGTTTTCTATTAAATTACCACTCTCCATTTCTTCTTCTATGATGATCGAACATTGCCGGGTAAGTCGCTCCGCCTTTATCAATGTGTTCTGAATAAAGAGTAGGCCACCAATGCAATTTCATCCCGTATTTAATTTGCAGACAACATAATATTGCCTGATCGTGTCTGTGTTCTGCAAATGTTGGATAATTCCTTTCCATCGGTGAATCATCTATGAACCCTGGTATTTGACACCATGATAACCATTCAGCCATAAATCGTCTTGTGAAATCAGTAACCTTCATAAATATTACACTTGCTTGAACCTGTTTAAAATCCTCTAAGTGCTGAATCTGCCCATCATTTGGTATTTTAATTCCTGTTATAGTTTCAAACACCTTACCCTTACACCATTCAATTTGCTTAAACCCGTTAGTAAAAAGAAATATATCCTGATCCATTTTCTCAATTATGTGTTTAACTTCTTCGACAAACGAAACGCCCGCATCACTATATATTAAAATATCACCATCGTTCATTTCCAGTAAAGCCTTATTCACAACATAGCTTTTCCAAATCCAATACCCAGCACCTCTTTCTTGCATCAAAACTTCTTTATTCACCCCGAAGAAAAAAGGATCAATATCTTTCACCGAATAAGAAAACGTTTTTTCAACTCCATTCCTCAAAGAACTAACTATTAAATTCTCCTGTGAGATCGTCATATTATCCGAAGCGTAACAAACTAAAGCAATCATAAATTATCTTTTAGCCATTTGTTACCCTGAATATGACAACCGGTATAATCAGCTTCACAATTCCAAATCTCTGACCATCTCGGCCTCTGATAAGCTACCATTGGATTTGCTACATAACTTTGTTTTAACGGAAGCACATTAACCCTTAACCATTCGTCAAAAATCTGACAGCCTTCAGTCTTATATTCATCCGTTACAAACTTGAAATTCTTTAATATAAATTCAACCGCTTCTTTACTATACCAAATCGCATGAGTTTGCCAGCAATTATGAAGCCTTGCAAATCCCGCAGGCGTGCTGTTTGTTGGCATCTGCCACTCACTTTTATGATGCGATCCGTTAACTACCCCTCTGGTAGGCATTTCCCATACGGTTGTATCCATCCCAATAATATTACAACCTAAATGAACCGTAAAAGCATCTTCAGGAAAGTTGAAATTTATTTCACCGTCGAACTTAACATCATCTTCAAAGAGCAATAAATCTTCGTATTCTATTTTTACAGAAGCAACCGCATCGCCACTAATATAATATGTTCCGTTTTTATGCAAATAACCGCCATCGTTTACAGTAACTTTTTTACAAAGCTCCATACAAGCGTAAACAGATTTATTAAATCCCAAAACTCTGTTTTCTTCCACAATAGCGTTAAATGGTTCAACCTCTAACCCTATTCGGTTAAATTCTGCCTCTACAATCGGCCAATCTGATATAGTTATACAAAGTTTTTTCAATTCGATTTCATTAAGGGGGCTTTTTACACCCCCCTTTTTTAAATTTATAAAATAACCTTATTAGGTTATAACAGCAGTTATAAACGCATCAGGACGGAAAATTGCAAGCCCTTCTGTTCTTTCCAAAAGGAACGCAATTTCATTCGTCGTAAACAATGAAGCGTGAGAATCACTTTGACGTAATCTCAAACCTTCACTTTGTACGATAGCTGCCCTTGTCCAATCACCTACCAGAACCCGACCACCTGTAAGCCAGTTAACCGGGTAAATAGGACGGCCAAGAACTCTTGTTACTCCATTCTGATCAACACTTACCACAGGAGGCCCTGAATAGCTTTCTCCCGCAGTACCTGGACGAAGCAATGAAATACCAGCCCAAACATTTGGATCAACCGCAATCGCATTAGGCGTAAACTTCGCTGCAATCAAATTCTTCAAATAGATAACCAACTTATCAGCAACGTTTGGAGTTGTTACACCCGGAACGCCTGTTGTAGTTGTAGATCCACTTGCAGCAGCTACCAATGTGTTTGCAAAGTTTGTATCCTCTGATTCCTCCATTTGGTTCATCATTGATTCAGGCAACCATGATTGCAGGAATAAGATGTTCCTTAATGACTGACGGGAAACAACCGCATAAGCAGCCATAGGAAGCAATGTCAAGGTCTGCATTGTGTAATCACGGTCAATCTGTGGTTTACTTGCTGCCTCCGTAATACGGCCAAAAGAACCTTCTCCAATCGGAGTGTTTGCTCTTGGGTATTGTACGAAGTCAGTTTCAGAAATGATCGTTCTTACCAAATTACGGAAGTGGAATTGTCCTGTTGGCTCCATACCCGGCCTCCAATCCAAATAGCTGATAAAATTATCAACCGTAAGATTAGCCGAAGCAATGTTGGCTACTGTTTTGATCTCTTTAGGTCTCATAAGAGAACCGGAAGCCGATTGCATAATATCTTCTTTTGCTTCACCGATTGCCCTTGCCATTTCATTCGCAATTGTACCACGAAGCCCCTTGAACTCCATTGTAGTATTTCCCAAACGTCCGCTACGAGCTTTCAGGTTCTTCATTTCCTCTGCCTGGTCGCCAATTGTTCCTTCGAGTTCAGCAACTTTCGCAAGTGTTTCTTTTGCTTTTTTCTCCCTTTCTTTTTCGAGTTTTTCGCTTTCTTCTTTATACTCTGCAAGCTCTTTAGAGTATTTTTCGGATAGACTTTTGAATTTTCCATCAATGTGGTCTACCGCATCTTTAATTTCCATTTGTTACCATTTTGTAGTTAATAAATAAAGCTGATCGGCTTTCGCCTTGTCCTCTTCATTATTTCCACTGGCAACCGGCTCAATCGGATCGTCATCTTTTTGAGTGTTTGCGGTATTGTACTTTAATAAAATAGCTTTTATGTTTTCTAATTCTGATTGTATTTGTTTAATGCAGTTATCGCTTGCATTAGTGTTACGGCAAAATCTTTCCATTGTTTTTACATGAAAAGCCAGCTCTTCAATATCGTTTGAATCGAACATCTTTGTTACGTTCACCACATTTGCGAGTGGGTTCATAGGCATTTTAGTTAGTACAGAAGTTTCTATGTGTGCTACTTCTTTAAGCTCTCTTACTAACTGACCTTTCACGGTTAAAGGATTTGACTTTTCAGTTACATAACCAAAAGAAGCCTTCTTAATAATCCCTTCGTCCATCATTAAAAGGGTATCGTTACCTAGTGTATGCGTTCCCATCCATGCTTTAGTATAGGCAAATTCATTATCTTCAAAAACATCTACCACCTTACCGGGGGCCTGTTCGTCATTGTGATTAAGATAAAAAGAAATATCTCCTTTGTTTTCCTGCCATGATTTATTAAACATTCCTTTTCTGGAAACATCTTTACCCCGGTCTATATTGTTATAAGCAGCGTGAGCAATTACAGCCGTTCTCTTTTGCTTATCCATGTCTTTTAATTCAAAGACAATATCTTTTGTTTCGAGTGTTTTCATTTTGTTGTTTTTATCTCTACGTCAAAAAACAGTTTGCTTTCTTCTTTATCAACTTCGGGCGGATCTACATCAATAACTAATATATCAGGTGATTCCTGCTTAAAAATTGGTGTCCCGTCATTAACCAGCGCCTCTATAACTTCGTCCGGTTTAATTTCTCCCGGTAACATTTTATTTTCGTAAGATTGTTTCATCATATTGTTATCGTCATTTGCGGTCTGTTAAATTCTCTTATTACTGATATTCTACTATTCTTAGGAATCAAATTTCCTTTCCCGTCCCTTTGTGCCACAAGTCCCATTGTACACCTACAATTAATCGTATCTTCTGGTTGTGCCCGTGGATCACCAGGGAAGTCTAATTGATGCCCGTTTCTCGGGTCCTGAAACAACCCATCAAAAGGAACTGTTTGCCCGTCCATGTGATAATGATCTGCTGAACTTGTCGGCAAAACTCCCCTTGTCCTGTGATCGTGTACCGAAATCCAGACTTTATTCTGTTCGTATTTAAAAGAACTTCCTCCTGTTTTAACCCCTAAATTAGCTGCCCTGTTTACCTCTGTTCTCACTATCCTTGCTGCTTGATATTCTAAACCGGGATAATCAACCATTTCTCTAACTATTCTGTCAACACTCCAACCCTGCTCTATTCCTTCACTAATCGCTTTATACAAAATCTGTTTAGTTGTTTCGCTTGCACTAAAAAGAACCTTCTCAATAAGAAATATTCTTAATTCGTCCTGTATTTGCCTTGTCCATAATTCAGAAAAACCAAGTGTTAAGGCTTTCTTTTCTTCAGTCACTAAACTTCTGTAAGTCCTCTTTGCCCAGAATAAACCAACATCAGAATAAAGTCTTGCTATCTCAGCGCTGATCCCGTTATTGATTAACTGATTGTTTAATCTATTCCTTGCCTCCTGTGGTCCTAAACTTTCAATCATCTTTCCGACTTCCTTCGCTACTTCTCTCAAAGAACTGTATATAATCTTAAACCACTTCGTTTCGAATTTCGAGTTTATCACCTTCCACTCCCTTGCTATTTTTCTTTTGTTCAAGCTCATTGAAATAGTTTTGTCTTAACCAGTTTCTTTTATCCCTTTCATGCCGGCAACTTTTTTCCTCGTCCGTTATCGGGTATCGCTCCCTGACCATTCGTTCTATTTCCTTGTCCATTTGGATTATTTAGTATCTCGTCAACCATTGAAACCTCTTCAATTGGGACTTTGTTACTATCTATAAAAATTTTATCCATTTCATCTATAACAATTTCTTCAAATCCTATTTCATCTCTAAATTCATTTAGTGTTATCGGAGCGTCTTTATAAGCTGCTATCTTATCAACTAAGTCCTCCTGCATCTCTGGTAGTTCTGAATAGTCAGGAATTATCTTTACTCCTTTAACGCCGAAAGCAGGAAGTAACATTCTGTTCATTTCTTCATTGAAAGATTCACAGTCTGGTATAGTTAATTCGCTTACTAATCTTTTCCTGTTGCTCCTTTGGTTCTCGTAGGTCTGATCTATTAAGAACAAACCCGGAGGCACACCAAACACATGACACAGCTTCGCAAAGGCTTTATCGTTACCGTCTAACAATTGCATATCAACCGAATCCTTCCCTATGTCCAAATAACCCCAATCACCCTGAAGATTAGCTATTGAGCTTTTAAGGTCAAGATTATTTATTCTCTTAGCTGTTATCTCTTCAAGTTTGGCTTTTTGTTCTACCGAGATATTCTTTAACGACTTCTCAAATAAGACACCCCTTGCGCCCCCATGCTGATACATTGCTACCGCTGCATTGGTAGAATCTTCCTCCATTGTGAGGGCTTTAAGCCCCGGTTTAAGCGGTGACAATCCTCTCAAATGTATTCTGGTAGTAGCGTCAAACTTTAAACCCGGCTTTCTCCAAAACAGTACATCGTTTTTCCTGACAAATACCTGCGCCCCGTTAATCTGTAAAGTGTAACCCAAAATTCCCCAAACATCCTCTGGATCTGGAACAATCGTTACTAAGTGAGCGGGCATCCAATACATTTCTAAAACAGGCTCTTTATCTGCTTGTTCGTCTGTCATGCCATCAATATCACCCCTATTCAACCAAGTAAACGATTCGCCACAGATACAATAAGAGATGTAAGTAATGAAGTAAAACATATCCTGCCCGGCCTGTGGATTCGGTCTTTGTAGTAAACTTGATAGACCTTCAACTCCGTTCAAAGTACCTGTCTTACCTGAGGCTATTTTATAACCGATTCGTTTTGCTTTTAACGCTTTTTGCCAGCTTCCTTTCCTGATTAAAGATTTATATTTTCCTGCCTCTTCGCTATCTTCTACTTCTAAAACTTCCCTTGTTATTTGGGAGAATTTACGAGCTGGTAAATTAACTATCGAATAAACAGCCCCGTTATTCTCATAAGCATTTACAAAAGTCTCTGTCTCTGCTGAAGGATAAACAGGCATCGAACCCAGTTGGATCATTCTCATTGACCTTAATTCCTGCATATTCAAAGAGCTTTCATAACGCTTGTCTATACGAGCTATAAAATTCCCAAGCGTGCCTATAATGTTTCCTATTAAACTCATAATTAAAATGCTACCCAGCTCATTCTATCTACTGCCAACTTCGTGAAAATTGCATATCTCATTGCATCCATGCTGTGATCTAAAAACTTAACCGGCTCATCCCTGTCCTTATCTTTCACCACTTTCCCGTTAACATCTGTTTTCCACTTGTAACCCTTTATCTCTTTTAAAATATTCGTCGATTGCTCTGTGATAAAAAGCGGATAAGATTTTACTTTCCTTATTCCCTCGGTAACGTCCTTATCTGCCTCCCATGCGTTAAATCCTGCCCTTTTAAGCTCCTCAATCGTCTTTGGTTCTGCATTATCACAATAAATTTCTATCGTCCTGCTTACCCCTATATCTTTAAATCGTTCAACTAAATCATTTGTGGTTAGTCTTGTTTCATACAAAAGCTCTTTAACGTAAATCTTTTCCTCATATAATTCGCAAAGAACTAAAGCCGAAGGAACGTTGTAACCAAAATCACACCCCATAAAAATCTCACCCTTTAACGGTAATTCTGGTACTGTTCTCCAATGGTTATAAATCAACTCTGTTGACTTACCTCTCAATCCTAATCCGAAAACATTCCAAAGGTTCTGATCTGCTAACTTTAATTTCTCAATTTCATGCCTTTGGTCTGCCGGAAGAAACGGATTGTTCCTAAATGTGGAATGAATCATCAGGTTGGGTTTAATATCCCTTCCCTGTTCATCCTTGCCCCCTGGATAATCCACCACATCATAAACCCAGTTCATTTCATCCACCGGGTTAAAGTCTATAAAAATCACTTCTTTGGTTCTTAATGATAACTGCGTATAAACAGAATTAGGAATTAGGTTTGCCTCGTTTATAAACAGAATATCCCGGCCCGGCCCCCTGACTTTACCAACATCTTCAACCCCGAAAAACTCAACATAAGATCCGTTCGGATAGTAATATATCTGATCCGTCTTATTGTGGTTCTCATCAGAGTAAATCCCGGCGTTTTCAAGTATCTCAAAGAAGTCCCGCATTGCACCTCTTTTTAAGTGAGGAAGCGAAGGCGAAACGATTGAAATTGACTTTTTAAAATTGTACGGTATGTAAAGAGCTAATAATTGACTAAGTGAATATGTTTTTGTGCTTCTACTGGATCCTTGATTTCCGATAACCCTGTACTTTTTCGATTCATACGCTTCAAGGTTCCACTCATATACGTCAGTAACTAAAACTTCATTTTGTTTCAATTGAATCTACTTTTTTCATAATGACCTGAACACCGCCGTCAACCTTTAAATCCTGCTCGGTTTTATCTTTCCATGTCATGTTCTTTAAAGCGAATATTACACCCGTTGGATTGCTATCATAAATCAACCTGCCTTCATAAATAGACTCAACCTTTTCCCTTGCCTTTTTTATAATGTCCGAAAACTGTTCTTTGTCATCATATAAATAAAGTGTTGAACGACTGATACCCAACTCATAAGCAAGCCCGGCAAGTGTTGGCCTATCTTCGGAATCAAAATAGTTTTCGATAGCCGTTTTCAATTCTTCTGCTGACTGATATGCTAAAGGTCTGCCCATAGGTATATAAATGACAATGCCCCTGCTTAGTGCAGAGGCGTAATAATTAGCTTTTCGGATACCCGGTTGCTCAATATTTTCATTTGCCAAACAGGATATTAAGTCCTATTGGGAAACTAAAGTAAAGAATTAAAATAGTTCCACGTGAAACAGTTTTGCACAATTGTTAATAAAGTAAAAAGCCCGAATGTAGAAACACCCGGACTTACCATTAAACCTATATCCTATGAGAGTTTTCTTTTGCCGCATTTTATACAGTAAACTTCGTTTCCTTTTGTCATTGAATATTTATACCAGCGATAACGATGAAAACAAAATAAACCCTTTATAAATTTAATCAGTTTCATAATGGTTTAAACCTTTTAAGCAATGACCTCTTTAAAAATCTTGGTATTCGATAACAATTACATTCTATTACCGCTGTTATTCTGTTATGTACAAAATCATCACCATTGCTATCTGAAAATCGTATTTTGTTGAAATCTTTTAATACCATTGACTTCATAATCATTTTTATTCTCTGCCTATTTGCGTCTTTTTTAACCAAACTAGCAATAAGGTCTGGATGATGGCTTAACATCTCTTTACTAAACTTACTAAAAAATGCGTACCTCATATTATTTCTAATAAATATAACGAAAAAGCCAATAATTTATCTCCTTTACTTTCCTTCCAAATTTCCCTTTTGCGTTCAATCGGAAGTTCGGGTAGTTCTTTGTTCTTTTTCAAATAAGCGTATAATTCTGATAAATACCATTTTGGAGTATTCCAGTAAAATAAATAATTCCTGTCCTGTTGTGCTTGTTTAATCATTGGCCCCGCTATTTCCATTAATTTTTCAGGTGACCAAATACCCTCTCCTGTATAAAGTCTTATTACTGCATCTGCCTGAGTGTTTAAATTAGGTTTCATATTCCTTCACCGTTAAAGAGGGATATTGCTTTCATTCGTCACAGGGTTTATCTCTTTTGGTTGCGCCTACCCATGCAATAAACTTTTCCCATTCTTCTTTGCTAATAATAAAATCTCTGTCTGTTTCTCTCATAGTTTCAAACTTAAAACATTTTGTTCTGTGGCCCGTACTTCCTGTTACTGATACCGTTGTTAAAGTCCCACAAGAAGAAAGATTTGTATAATTAATAAGCGGATAGTTCATTTTCTCATTTTTAGTATGTCAGAAAAAATTAAATCTGTCCGTTATATTTAGTTTTTAAATATTCAGCCATTGCATTGTGATTAAGTTCTTTTTCCCTATCCTGGTTTTCACTCCATCTTGTTGGATCACCGCTTGCTTTATGGTTAATGTGAATTTCTTCTTTTATTTTTATAATCTCATCAACTCTTTCATCACGATATTTATCAAACATTTCCATAACAGAAGGTATGTCTAAACGATTATAAACGACTCCCATTTTTCCAGTAGCCAATCTTTGCAGGAAAATAAAAACGTCCTGAATTGAAAGTGTGTCTGTTTCTGATTCATCTATAATTTGGTCAGCAAGTAAAAAAATCTGTTCAATAGTTAATGAGTTTGACAAGTTAAAAAACTTCATTGTATATTCTATCTGTGCAATAATTAAACTATGAACATAACGTTTATCTTGCTTCGCCAAAGCCGGTATTCTGTCAGATGTTGGAATCTTAGCAAGCATTAAAAAGTCAAGTCCTGCGCCCGTCTGAAACGTTTTAAGCAGGGTCTTTACCAGTTGCTGATCCCCCGCCTCCATAGCGTTCATTAAGCATCCCGTCATATTGTTGGCCTCTTTCTTTAGAGCCATAATCTTGTTGTTTTCCGTTTTTTGCAGTTGGTTTGCCATGTATAGCTGTTTGAGTTATTGATTGAATTTGATTTGAGATTGTGCTTAGTGTTTTCGTAGAGTAAAAATTGTCTTTAGAAATCATCTTACAAATAGGTTCCCAAACTTCTATTATTTGGTCTCTGTGAAGGTCAGGAGATCCGGTAAGTTTTCCATGTTCACAAAAAAAAGTTGCTATGTCAAAAAGCGGCCTGAAATCTTTCTTTTCGTTTGTTGGGTATTTAGGATTAAACTTTTTGAACACTCCCAACATTTCAGGAATCAGTAAAAGGTTTTCAGACTTTCCAAAATTTGCATTTCCATTACTATTTACATCTTCATTTATATTTTCATTTGCATTTTCCATACGCTTAGCGTATGCTTTTGGGTTATTAGTTTGGTTTTTAGTAGTTTGTGCTGACTTCCTTCTTGATTCGCAAAAGTTTCTACGCTTTTCAGACTCTTCTTTCATCCTTTTATTAAAAAAAATATTGCCTTCTTTTTCAAACTTGTCAAACACTTGCTCATCGTACGCTTTGCATACGCTAAGCATATCCTTTTCAGAAAGACCGCCTTTTTGATGCTGCAAACAAAGCAAACGAATGTATTTGCCGACCTGATCATCTGTCATTGTAAATGTTCCAGAAAGGAAGTCAGAAGTATAAAATAAAACTGCGGGATCTTTAGCCATAAAAAAAGCCGGCTTGGAGAGCGACTTCCTTACCGACTATTTAATCTTAAAAAAGATTTTGCAAAGGTCGCTCATTCATCTGCAAAATCCGTACTAAAAATAAGTACGCTAATATAAAAACAAAGAGCCAGTAAACAAACTACAAGTTTTCCACATTTAAAAACATATCGAAAGGATCAAGTCTATAAATATTCACTTTTCTTTTTGATGTTTGCTTCCATGTATTAGTATGACTAATCCCATTTCTATCACCGGCTTTAATCCATCCCATACATTGCCAAAATAAGTTACTTGGTAAATCGTCTGCACAACCGCAAGACCATCTATGTGTACCAACAGAAGCTCCGTATCTTGTAACGCTATCTAAAAGCAATCTACCCCTATCCATTAACCTGGCATCAACCTGAAGGCATATTTGTGCTATCTTACCCAACTTTCCTATTATCGTCCTAACCCCGAATGATGCTAAACAGAAACCAACCAAATCCCCATTGCACTCAATAATAAAAAGTTTATCATTACATTTTTCACTCCATCTATCACCTTTTTTAATTCCCGTTATTGCTGATTCATAAGCCATCTTTGGTATAAACCCGATTGATTGAGATTCTTTTTGGCTTAAACTAAGAATGTATTTTATATCATTCAAATTAGCAAACCTAACTACCCCTAAGTCTATTGCGTTAATCATTTATTATTTTTTCCACATTCAGAAAACAGTTTTACAAAACCAAATTTTAGGGGAACTATTTTTTAAGGCGTACATGCACAATCAAAAGCCGGGCTTATTTCTTCTAAATCATAATCCTTAAAAAGATTATTCCTGGCTATGTTTCTCAATTGCCTTATTGTCGTTCCTTCAAAATAAGTATGCCCAAGTTTCTTTTTACCTTCCATTCGTTCTTTACTCATATCCTCATCAGCAATCCACTTATCTGCAAGTTCTGGATATTTAGCCATAATAGCCATAAGAGCGTTCTTCCCTTTCATAAAACACAAGTCACAGTTGCCAAGTATCGAAGGTATTTCTAATTTATAAGGCTTATGTTTCCAAAATTCATTTACCATTTGTTTATCAATGCCATCATTGTATAAAGGGAAAACGTCCGTAACCTTTTTCCACATTTGTTTTCTCTTCTTTACTCTATCTTGTTCATCTGATCTGAAGCCAACAAAATTTTCATAAACCCTGATTTTTTTACTTACTAAATACCTTCTTGCTGTTTTAATCTTTAATTCAATTGTGCATTTCCTTTTCCATTGGTTGGGAATCATCATTTGCTTTTTTAAAACACCTTCAAACCCAAATGGGTGAGAAAGACGAACAATAGGAATATTTTCAAAAGCCTCAAAGTCGTTTATAAATTTATAGGTTTTAGGATGTTCACGTCCTGTATCGCAGAACAGGACAATATCACCTGGTTGATAATATTTAATAACCATATACCCGGAAGTCTTGCCCCCGCTAAAGTTAATTACTCTTTGCATTTATCTTTTTTCCATTTTTCCTGTAATAAAGATGCTGTAAAACGTCTAACATATTCATAGTTTATTAAGATTAGCAAACTCACCATGTAGGGTTTTGGCGATATTATTATATGCGAGTGCAGCCTCTATTTCAGTATCGTAATAACCTATGTATCTACAAACCTTATCCTTGCATATTTGCGCCCGCCACCTATTACAATGCTTCGCCCACGAAACACCTTTATATTTAGATGTTGTATTCTTATTAGAAGATGTGTTAATGTTGTTTTGCGCTTTAGTACACAGACGCAAATTATTACGTTGGTTATTTAATCCGTCTCCATCAATGTGATCAATTGTAATATCTTTATCATTTACACCCATTAAAAACCTGTGCAGATAAGTAAATTTATTATTTATTGCTGCTGAAGCGTAAAAGGAGTTACCACACTTATGAAGATACCATTTATGGTTAAAAACCAAATCATAATCGGCATCGTCTATTAATGTAATAATACCCTTTCGTGTAAGTTTTATTCCAATCATTTTATAGTATAATTAAACCAATTAGTATCTATTCTGGAAGGTAACAATTTAGTTTGAAAACCGATGTCGTTTATTTTATAATACCAACGTTCTATAGAGTCAGTTATGCAGTTTAAAAAAACTTGCATTTTTATCGTATCCATCCCGCCGTTTTTATCTTTAGGCAAATACCATTGCCCCCAAAGCGTTCTAACTCCAATCCTGGTTGTGTCTTTGCTGTAGTGATCAATGTACAACTGATACTTATCAAAAGTGTAGTGCCTTTCTCCGATCTCTTGTTTTGTACAGCTACACAAAGAAGCTATGATGCAAAGGAAGATTATAAATAAAGTAAATTTTATCATTTGTTTTAAGTTTTAAAGTAACCGGCCTGTAGAAACAAGCCGGGATTTTAACCACCATCCTTTGGGCATTGCGCCCTTAGAAGTATCTTAAATTTCTTTCCTTACTTCCTCACCTTCCTTTTGCCTTGCCTCATTCACCGTTCCCCGAAGGTCAGGATTTTCCTCCTGTATCTTTTGACGTACCCGGCGAATCGTCTCTGCGTTGGTTAGTTTATTTTGTGCATAAAGATTAAGAAAATCTAATGCTGTTGTATTTCTACTTAAATTCTTATTCAACATATCGAATTTCCAAACCGTCGCAATCAATCTATTATCATTGTCTCTTAAATGCGGATGCTTTTCAAGTAAGGCTTTCACCCTATCTTTTACTAATGACATTTCACGAATTAGTTTCATTTGCTTAAAATTTCATTTATGTTATCATCCCAACTTTTATTATCATAAACCGCTTTCGGTCTTACTATCGGTTCTTCTTTTTTAAAGTGCTTAACCTTCTCAAATAACCAAGTCCTATGAGTTTCTTTATTCAAATTATTTAACTCTAAGTATTCATTAACAACCGAAACGCTTTCCCCTATGTCCTTGGCAAGTCTGTTTGAAGTTCTTAAAGTAGCAAACCGTTTAAGATGATCTTCTTTCCAACGTGGTAGCATGGTGAATTATTTTAATGATAAATTTTTCTGCTTTAATAAACTATGAACCTCTTTCTTATAATGTTCGGTCAATGCTTCAATCTCAAAACCCGACCATTTACAAGGCCGCCTCATTTGCAATATCAATAAATCCCATGTTTGGTAACCGTATCTTCTGTTAACCTCTTCTTTGTAATTATCCTGCCTTCCCCCATCTAAATTACAATTTCCGCATTGAGCATGATTATTCTTTTCATGGTACTTAATTCCTAAATGCTGCCTTCCTAAACCATGACCACAGTCAAATTTATTCCAGAACATTAACCGCCCACAAGTAAAACAATTAGCATACCCGTCCTCGTTTGAATCCCTTAATCTAATGTAACGGGAAAACCAAATCCAAAGTTTATCGTCTCTCATTTTTGCCATCAAATTATATCTAAATTGTACTCATACTTTAAAATAAGTTCCTTTAATCTTATAACAAGTTGCGCCCTTATAAATTCATTATCACAAAAAGGTATAAAAACCTCAATAGTTTCCATCAGTTCATTCAATAATAATAACCGTTCAGATCGTTCTTTAATCGTTAGCATTATGGCAGTTTACTTTTAAAGTGATCTATAATTTTCTCAAGATGATGTTCATAGTGTTTAACGCTACTATCAAAGCCTTCATTATTATTCTGAAACATTACATAGAGTACGGATCTCAATCTTTGCGAACTGGTTTTTCCTTTAAATTCAAAATCTGATTTCAACTCCTGCATCATTTCTTTTTCATCCTCTTTAAACGGTTCTTTCTTAAAAGCCAGGTAGCCGAATTGATGCATATTTTCCATCAGTCCCAATAAGTCCTGCGGGTTCAATTCGTTTGTTTCGAATGTTACCTTTAAGGTTTTATCGGCTAAAGTTCTAAGCCCGTCAAGTTGTGCAGGAAGGATTATCATTGTACCGATTTTTTCAAATGTTTAGAAATGTCTTTCTGTGATGGGTTCTGAATTTGGCTTATATCTTTTGCCCTTACTTCCAACCTGTGCTGAATTTTTTCGTAAGTCTTAAAGTTCGTACAAAGGTCAATAGCTGTCATTGCTTGTTCCATTTCTTCAGCGTTTAAATCTGAATCGTAAGCCAGTTGCCTGAGTAGCTGCCTTTCCCCTTCGTCTGGTACATCGGAAAAGTCCGGTTCCTTTTCGTCGTGCTTATTTGTGTTGTCGGCATCCTTAGTATCGTCAATGGCGAATAATCCATTTAGAGCGTATTTGCGGGCGTAAGAAGAGGCTGCCCCTGTTATTTGCGCACCGTCCATCCCTTTTTTAATCTCCTCCTCACGGGCAAATGCGGTGGCTTGAAAGTAAACCTCTCCATTACTTAAAACCGCCATTGCCTTAACGTAGAACCTATTCCCTATATTTACTATTTCGTCGGTTATGACAAGGTAGAATCCCATCTGGTTTATAATAGGTTTCACAGCTTCTACAATATCCTCACAAGAACGATATTTATATTTCCCGAATTGGTTAAACTGTCCCTTAGGGGCTTTTACGGCTGCCTGAATTTTTGCTAATTCGTTACTCATTAGGTTTGTTATTTAAGGTTATAGATATTTTTTAATTAGTTTCCCTGCCGTTTCCTGAACCCGTAAACAGTAATTAAAATCGTGTTCATCTTGAACGTATAATTCATTTAAGGCTTTTATGAGTTCTTCTTTTTCTGATTCTAATTGCTCAATATATTTTTTTGCCTCTTTTGCATAAGCCTTACTATCGAATGAGACTAAATTTGTGTTTGTCGGGTCAAGTGAAAAAGGCTTGCAGTAATCTTTAATTAATGGTTTGTTCATAAACTTGTTTTTAAGGTTATAGATAGAATTTTTCGGTGTCGTCCCATTTTTGCAACTCCTTTAACTGTTTCATTCGCTCCCTTCTTATCTTAAAAAGAAGATAGATTGTAAAGACTAAAATACTAAAGGCGAAGATTGTTGTGATTACGGCGGCTACTAACATTTTAACTGGATTGAATGTTTAAAATTGCAATTTCTTTTTCGATTGCTTTACTGGAAACATGACCAAGTTTAAGACCACGCTCTTTGCAATAATCTTTTAGCTTAATGTAAAGGTCTGGATCAATTTTAATTGTAATCCACGCCTCTTTTTTTGTTTTTATTTTTTCTTTCATTTTACGAATTTAGGATGCCTGTTTCACATTTCCAACTTTTTTGCAATATTTATTTTTTTTCATATTTATTTTGGTGGTATCAGAATAAAGACTATTTTTGATATATCATTCACCAATTAAAAAACAAAATCATGTTACTAAAATCAACCGTAAGCGTTTTACAGGAAATTGAATTGAACATTGAAACACCTTGCTTTTACAAAAACCCAACTACTGCCTACCAGGAATATTTAGCAGTCATTGACGAGTGTACTATTGAAGTATTAAATCTTTCTGGAACTGTTAGTGTAAAAAATTCAGCAACAGAAACCAGAGTAAGGGAAATAAAAGCAGCCTACGATCATTGGGAACACATTTCAGAAGAAGAGTTTTTTGAAGCGTTAGATAAGGCATTGAAGGATTTTAATTTCAAACCAAGTTTAAGACATATAACAGCAAAGGAAGGATCTGAAGTTACTATTTAACGACCCAAATAAAACTAATATGGGAAATAAATTTTGTACTTGTCACGATTCAGAAAAGCATGGGCAAACGTCTGTAATGTGTTGTAATAAATGTGGGCTTCCAGATGAAGAATTTTGGCATAACCCATCATCCCCAATACCGATACTAACCCCCTGTGGATGGACAAGAGTTGAAGATGGATTGCCGGAAAGCGAAAAAGACGAAATTGTTTTAGTTATTATTTATGATACAATGTATGGTGTAGTTGATAGCGTTGATTACTACAAGGGTAGATTCCAAAAAAGTAGTGGCTATGATAGCATCGCACGAATGGGAACTTATATGGATTTTACCGACAGAACAACTCATTGGATGTATAAGCAGTTGCTACCCACTAAACCAAATCTCTAACCGCTTCCGTCTTTAGACGGGGGAATTATTGAGCAGGAGGAAGTAACTCCGATTAAACAAAAGTTGCGACGCTCCGTTTAACAAAATGTAATTCTATTTAGCAATGAAAATAATAACAGGGTATAAAGCAAAGACGCAGACAGAAAAAAATATAGCATGGTTTTTACCAAGACCAAAACCTGACAGGTATAAAGGCGGGATGCCGCTTTATTGTGAAGATTGGTTAGTTAATTTGGGCAGGGATATTTTAGGTAAAGAACCGATTATTTTGAATCTTTTTTGCGGCATGAATAAGTACGGGTTTCGTGTTGACATTAAACAAGAAGTGAAACCAGATTTATTATCAGATGCTCATTCTTTTGCTGAAAAATTAAATGGGAGTAAGTTTAATCTTATAATAGCAGACCCGCCATATTCAACAAAAGAAGCCGCAGATATATATGGAACACCACCATTGAAATATAAAAAATGGACGGCAGAATGCGATAAGGTTTTAGAAGAAGGCGGATTGCTTGTGGTATATCATAAGAACGTAATGCCAAACCCTAACCCTGAAAAATTCATAGTGGTTAAAAGAGTTTTTATAGGGAACAGAAGCGGCCACCTACCAAGAGTAGCAATATACTTTCAAAAGAAGTTGAATAGCGAACAGAACCCTGAACGGAGCGTCGCAACAGACGATGACAGTAGTACAAATGCTGACAAACAAATTAAACAAAACCCTTTCGGGGGATAAAAAATAAAAATTATGAGTTTATTTCTTGAAGATGCTGAAAGACTTTTACGGGATAATGGTTACGCCTTAAATTCTGCTCTTGCCGATGAAAGTCATTGCGAAGAAATGGTTAAAAGAAACCCTTCAGATGATAATAAAGTATGGCTAAGAAATGCGAGGTTAAAAGTTAGCATAATGGCAAATGTAGTTTCAGAACTTCAGGGACTTATTGAAATTACGACAGAGGAAGAAGAAATGATGAATAAACAATAATTTTAAAGGATACGCAAAGACAGATTTAATTTTTTCTGACATACTAAAAATGAGAAAATGATAAGCCAGATCCTTTTTAAGCCAAACAACTTTTAAAATAAACCCCCATGATTGAAGTTCAAATAAAAGATTGGATTGGAACAATCGTAAGATGGGAAAGAGATAACGAAGGTCTTAGGGAGCGGGTAGCACAACCATACAGACCGTCAGGCAGGAACGCTCATTTCAGGTTACCAAATGGAAAAAAGAAGTGTGAGAAGTTTTGGGCTGACATTACTGACCAAGAAATTTTATTACAGCTTCATCACAAGTATTCAAACTTTAGAAAGGCAGGATTCGTAATTGTGTCGAATAAAGAACAGAACGCACAAGCGAGCGTAGCAACAGACGATGATAGTAAAACAAAACTTGATAACCAAAAATAAACCCCATGTCAGAAACAAATATCGAAACAGTTAGTAACCCTAATGAATTAGAGATTGCTAAGTACAGAATGATGGATGTGCGATTTGATTGCCTTGTTAGGATGTTTGATAGTGGGCAAATACAACCAAAAAGTTCACTTCCGTTTGTAGAAAGAGAACCACTTCCCCCGCAGTGGTTCAAATTAGAGACTAAATTAACAATGGAATTTGTAGAGGGTGCAGACCCATATCAGATAGGAATGGCAATCAAAGAATCATTTTGGAAGTTAAAAAAACATATAGAGGATTACGAAAAAAAAATAATTTTATGTCAGACAAAATACCAAGTGAGATAAAGGAAAAGATAAAGGAAAAAGCAGATGTTGATTCAATTAGCTTTTCAGATATGCGAAGGTTAATAGAATTTGGCGAATACGGCTACTCCCTTGCATCAAAGCAACCCTCACCCCCATCTGCCGACTACTGGAAGAAAAGATGTGAAGCGGCTGAAGAAGTTATTGAAAGATTTGTTGGCGAATCAATAATTTGTTCACCCCATACAGAAAAAGGTAAAGAAATTTATAACGAATGGCAACAACTAAAAAACAATCCTACCGATGAGGAAGGGGAAGATGAAATAAAAGACATTGACTTTATTGTTTGGTTTTCTGGAATGGATGAACACAAGGTTAAAGCAGCGTATGAAAGATACAAAATAGAAATTGAACAAGGCCAACCATAACCCCTAAATTATTAACAATGAAATATATAGTTTACTTTATTACGCTGATTAACTGCGTAGATGCCCCCTGCCCCGATAATAAACCCGGCTGTATGGTTGGTCACATGATTTGCGACACCGATACTGTTTCATCCCGAAGATTTAAAACTCTTAAAGAGGCAGAGATATTTGCAGACACATCAAGGATATTTTACAACAGCTTTTATGTAATAGACTCAACCCGTAAATGAAGTACCGATAAGGAAGGGGATTAAAGCGAAACGTATTCCCCTGGCTTGTACTTTTCAAGTAATTGCCGCCAATTATATCCAAAGGTTTTTTCAAGATGCGGGTAGTCTTTTAACGAAGCCCACTTACCGCCCCAGCTCCATCCAGCGGCCTCAAATATCTTAACAACTTCCAGCCAATCAGCAACTCCGTCTTTATCGTTATCTCGTTTAATATCCCATGAAAGATCCTCAAAAGTCCCGTTGCCGTCTTTATCCGTTAAGATGGCGAAATCTATTGCCAATCCGTAATTGTGGTAAGATGAACCCCCTTTTGCTTTTGTCACTATTGGCCCCGGTTTAGTCCTGCCTTGTGCGTAAAGCTCGTTCTGCTCTTCAATTGTCCTTAGGCCCTGAACGATTCTAACGGCCATTGTAGGGGGTAATCCTGCTTCGGCCTGTTCTATTAGCTTTTTAACTTCAGCCCTTACAGCCGGATGTAATAAGGCTACACGGCCTTCTGATACTTTATCCCTCATTTTTCTTATTATTTAATGTTACATAAGTAATTACAACCCCCAACATTGCGAAAACCAAATTTCCTACAATATCAACGCTTTCCTTTCTTCCGCTTCCCGGGCCGTAATAAGCAAAAGAAGAAATCAGGGTAAGCATGATTGTGCAGATCGTTGCGGCAAACATTATTACGATTATCTTTCTTCCGTCATTCATACTAAATAAATGATTAAATAAACCACAAAGATAACCAAGTACAAAAGCCGGAAAATTATTATCGGAATCCCTGTTTGTCGTTCCACCCAATCCATGAAAGATTTCTTTTTGCTTATCGTTCCTTCGTAAAGCCAGTTCTTACCCCTTAACAGGTTTAAAAAAATGTCGTAAAACGCTAATCTTGAAATGATGCAGAAAAAAATCAGGGGTAAAGATTCTGTCAACCAAGAACCTGATTTAAAAGAACCCTTCACCCCCAATATTATTAAAGCAGCAATAATAGAAATCACAGAGTACTCGATTGTTTTTTGAGCAGATAGTATTAGTCTATTCTTTTTTATAAGATACCAATGCCAACAGGCTTGCAGTAAATTTAATAGTATGTAAGTAAGAGGAATCAAACTGGTACTTTATTTTTCAGCCGTTGTAATTCTAACGCTAACTCTTGTTGCCACTTTAATTGATTGATTGACGAAATAGTTAACGCCTTATCATAATCATCGCTAACGCAAACATGGCCATGAAAACTATCAATCTGCTGGCACATTTCAGTAAGCACAATTCTTTCGCAAATTTCAATAGCTTGTAACTGTGTTTTACTATGCGAATAGTATAGATTTACTAACTGTTTCGCTTTTTCTTTTGCTGTCATAAATTTATTTTTCCCCCTGAACTATTATGTAAGAACCAATAGCCAAAGCCAAAAGTATCAGCCCGAAAATATTTGCCCCGATTGCAAACCAACTCATTCGTTCTTTGCTGTCATGCTCCCCAATAGGGATGCCTTGTGCGTTTCTGTCTGTAATGGTTGTTCCTGAAGTCCATTGTTTGTAACCCCTAAAAAAAGAATAAAGGGAAGCCAGTAAAAAGGCAATAGGAATGAATATCATATTAAACGTTTTTAGTGAGTAAATTATTTAAAGCCCCTAAATTTTCTTTTACCTATAACTATTTCATAAATCAATTCAAGAACACTCGCTATACCAACACCCCCAAAGATGCAGGCCAAATGAAAAAGCCAAATTGGGATTTCAATCATTTGTTTAATAAATTAGTTATCGAAGTAAATTGACTTTTCATTTTTAACATCATAACCATTAACCCGATCAATACAATTCCAACAAGTGCCACCCCCAACCAAAACCCAAACCCCAAAATACTTGTTTTTGTTTCTGACTGTTTACTTAACTGCATCTCTAAATTAGCAATTCTCATTGAATCAATTAAATCCTTTCTGTAATCTTCGTAGTTGAAATTCTGCTTTTGTTCTGACCCTGTTTCTTTCGTTGACTGTGGTACAAATACTACTTGTGTCGATCCATCTTTTCCAGGTACTATAATAGGTTGCGGATAATAAACTGTTTCTTTAGTGTTTATGGTTGTAGTCTTGCTTGTATCTATCTTTGAGCTTGTTTCAGTTACCTTCTTAACATTCGTCGAATCACTACTTTTAGTTTCCTTTGTTTTTTGGCTCTTATTGAATAAGCTACAAGATGAAAAGATAATACAAAGCAGCACAATTCCCAGAGCTACAATAAAACATTTTAATAAATCTTTGAAAAACGGGTTACTTTCCATAACTTAGGCTTGGTAAAACCCTCTTGGGTTTGTTTTCATAGGATATTGGATTTTTTGGTTAATGGTTTTTTAGAATAGAGAATGCCGACCTCCGTTTCTACGGGGGTTTTTCTTATACCTCAATTCCTGCTTCTTTTTTCTCAATCATTGAATCACTTTTATCAGTATCGCTTTTGTCTTTACTTGCCCCGAAGTAATAAGAAGCCACAGTAGTCATTACTGCCAACACAAGCCCTGCAGCTACGTTTAAAACGTCTGAATTTCCTTCGGGTACTTTATACATAAGAAGCATAAAAAGGAAAAGGAAGCCGCCGATACAAATCAGCATTGCTAAAATACTTCTTACATTGTTTGCCAGTAGTTCAAAAAATCTAGTCATATATTTTATTTTATTGGGGGAGAAGTTACCATTACTATTACCTGTTTGTCTTGTGTCTTTTCAATAACTTGATAATTTCCAAAGTAGGTACAAAGTTTCACAATGTACTTCCCAGGTTCAACATCATTGAAAAAAAACTGCCCTTTATAATTACCGGCAAGTTTACCACCAAAGTCATTAATTAACGAAAGGTCACAAGACGCTTCGTAAACCATCAACTTTTTTTTAGCTTTCTTAGAGTACGGAATAAGGTAAACGTCTATGTTATTAGACGGGACGGGCTGAACGATCAGACTGTTATCATCTGGTTTTTCAATATCTTCTATCGGTGATCCGGTTTTGTTCATTCGTGCTATGTAAGAACTATCCGAAGCTATTCGTTTTCTAAGTCTTGCGTTTTCCCTTTCAAGTTCTGCGATCCTTGTAGTGTAATCTGGTTGACTTGAAACAAGAACGTCTTTTGATTGTCTGTAATATATGGTAGGGCTTTTCTCTCCTAAGTTTCTTGCCATCATTGCGTTTTCCTTCTCCAATCTTGCTACTTTGTTTTCTACACTTTCCGTCATGTCTCCGATTGAATCAACGTTCAAAGAAATACTATCAATCATTAACTGTAAAGAAGAATCAGATTTTGCAATATAAATAGGCGAAGCGGTTTCCTGATTAGAATTACAAGAGGCGAATAGTAAAACAATTAAAATATTTCTAATCATGGTTTATTATTTATTGCATCCAGTTTCGCTTTTAATTCTTTTGTCGATCCGAATAACTCTAACACTTGTGCCCGAAGTTGTGTCATTTCTACCTTATTCGTGTAGTTGTCGGTTTCACACTTAGTTACCTGATCCTGATACATTTTTTTAGTCTCCTTTGCGTTTATCTTTCCGTCTATGTATAAGTAGCAAACAGCTATCAAACACAGATACGCAATAGCGTGTACAGGATTTTTAATGAAATCAGGAAACGTCACTGGTAGCTTTACTTCTGGCATTTTATAATATTTTAACCGCACCTTCTTTTATTTCCAACTCTATTGTTTTTTCATTATTGTCGTAATTAGTTTCTTTTACCGCCCTGCATCCTTTGATTGATGGATTAAATTTAATCACTAATTTGTAAAATCCATCATGATTAGGAAATCTAAAATAGTTATAGTAAAAGTCCCCTTGTTGTGCCTGAACTGCCCGTTCGTAATAACAGAAGTCAAGATTGTACAGGTAGGCAACGTTAGGAATAGAAGAAGGGAAGAACTCTTTTTTATAATCTGTGTATAAAAGTTTCCAGCTATTGCCGTTGCCCTTTTCGTAAGTGTCAAACTCAAACAATCCATCGAAGAAATAGTTATTAAGAGGCGATAAGTAACCCTGATCTTCGGTAAAAACCCAATCATTCCCACAGCCAAAAGGAGCGATATTTTCTATTAAGCATTGCAGTTGAACCCGATTAACTACCTGTCCTGAATCCCACCCGTAGCGAATAGTATAAATTTGAGGAGTTACATAGTTTTGCGTTAATCGAATAGGGTTTGCCCTTACATGATATTTTGTCCAGAAATAAGAATTACTGTCAACTGTGCCATCAGCAAATAAAGTATCTTCTTCGGCGTTTGTTACCAATTGCAAGTCAGGATTTTTATTTACATCACAAACCAAATTACACTTTGGCGAAATTGGTTTTGATGTTTGAATTTCTTCGGTTAATTCTTCTTTCACTTCTTTATTGCAGCTAAATAGTAAAGCGACAAAAGTGCAAATAACTATAGTGATAAAAATGGTTCGTTCAAATTTCATTGTACTACGTTTGAATATGTCGTTATCCAATCTGCACCAACTACCCCATTGACCGGAGCCGTACTTCCTGTTACTACTACCGCCTGATAATATAATCCTGATCCGTTAGCGGTAAAAGTTGTTATCGGATTAAGGTAAAACGATTGAGCCGCAACCGGAATAACATTACCAGAAACACTTAATGAATCACCCCACCTAAAAAACATCCAAACCACATCCGTTGCGCCGCCGTAGTCAATCGTAAAAGACCCGTTTGAATTATGCGTTAATGTAACGGTTGATAATACAGCCTCCGCAACTGCATTATGACCCCTCCCTCTTTTTGTTTCAGTCGCAGATTGTTGTTCTGCTTGCTTCGTGCAGCTAATTAACGTAATCGCTAAAACTGCAATGACTATTATTTTTTTCATATTATTCTATGCCGTCCCTTCCGGCGTTTCTACGATTTATAAAAGTCGCTAACCTTGCTGCATCTGCCGTAGCAATAAAAGAAGCCAACGGTGTATAGGCTCTTAACTTAGTATCTATACCTGTCCCCATGTTTTCCCTCGCTGTTGTGTTAGTCCAATATTCGCTAAAAGCAAACATTGCAAACCTTCCGGGTAAAGAATCGTAAGTAACATTTGTCGAAAAGCCTGATGCGTTAGCATCGTCCAAAGCCTTTACTAATTTCTTGTACCGTTTTTTATTTAAAGAATCTAATCCTTGTGGATTTATTCCACCTACTATCCATGACCATTCTTCGTACTTAAAAGTTAGATTACGAACATAAACAGTATCTATTTGAGCGTAGATGATCGCTGAAATAAAAAGTCCTGTTATTAATGTGATTGTTTTTTTCATATATTTTTAATTTACTATTACTGCCCTTCTTCCCGATGTTCTTACTTCAATTGCAATACCGCCCCAATTACTTGACGTAGCCGTAACTGTTGGCGTATTATCGGTTGTATTAACTCTATACATTAAATAACCTCCAGTATCAGGAGTCGCATAACCCCCGTCAGATTCTGTCCATCCGCTTTCGGGTGTCCCTGTAAAAGGGTTTCTTTCATTTATAAATGACGATATAACAGAATTTCTCCCGCCTAAAGCGGAAAGCGTTAATGATGGGTCTGCCCCATTAGCTGAAGATGTAGTTGATTGAACCACCCCGTCTGCCCCATTCGTTCCGGTTGTAATAACATTTGTAACTTCTACAAGAAAGTGGAACATTCCATCTTGAACACCTGTAATATTAAAATCAGTTTGATTTGTATTATTAGAACCGGGGGCAAATCGGAAAGCATATATCCGCCTATTTGTAGAATTATTAAGCGTAGTAGCTACCTGTGTCCATGTTTGCCCTGTTCCGGTAAGTGTTATAGTAGCCGGAGATCCCCCCGCATTAGATACGCCTACAAACCAAATATAAAGCCTCCCAGTAACAAACGACTGTCCAGCAACAACGCCTATCCCTACGGTTTGAAAATCGGAAGCCATGACGTTAAATGATGCTTGCCCATAACTAAAAATAGGAAACAATAAGAATAATAATTTTTTCATTAGTCCTCCGTATAATTTATTGTTACTTCAATTTGTGTTACCGTTCCGCTTTGTGCTGTGCTTATAAACCAAATAAATGAACCCGCAGGAATTGTAGCATCATTAAATCCTGAATTAAGCGTTTGCCCTGTTGTTGTGTTTGTGATCGCTGTACCTGAACTAAAAACATTTGTTCCACTTGTTCTGTCTGTTCCGAAAGCAATGTTTATAGTAACCGAAGGCGAACCAGAACCAAGTACAACCGCTTTAATACTTGACACAGTTATAGCAACTTGTGTTTGCCACATTCCGAAACTTTCAGCAGCACCGGGAGTTTCTAAAGTCATACCCTTTGACTTTGTACTTTGTTGATCTAGTTGATACCTTGTGCCACTATTTGCAAAACTTACATATAAATGCGTTCCATCGTTCTCTATTGCCCCCGCTTCTGTTGTTGAAAGAAGTGTTCCTGAATTTATTTTTAATGGAGCTGTATTAGCTGTTGCCGTTCCCCCCGGTAGATGAAGCCTTGCAGTTGGTGTTATCGTGCCAATAGCCATACTACCAGTATTTGTCAATGTCATTACATTACCACCCTGTGCGCTGCTATAAACCTGATAATTAGTACCAGAGTTATAAGCTAAGAAATAATCAGAACCGTTTTTTAATGATACCCCTACATTCCCCGTTCCGCTAATCGCTAAACCATTTCCACCCGGTAAATAAGTTGCCGGTGAAGTAGTTCCTATTCCAACTATTCCAGAACTCGAAGCCTGAATATTAAAAATATCCCCCGTTCCACCGGATGAAGAAACGTTTAATAAATTAGCCGATTGAGAGCCTTGCGCTTTAATATTTAAAGGAATATCCGTTGTCGCTGCTGCTGTTATTAAAACATTCGTTCCACTTGTAGCGTAATCAACAGGAGAGAAATCGTCTAAAGTCGTAGAACCTACATAGTAAGCCGGTTTTCCTGTTGTGCCGGAGTTTATCGTTCCTGCGCCACCCCCTCCTGATTTTCTGTAAACCCTACCCGTTAAAGTATCTTGGGCAAGATTCACAACCTCCGCCCCTGAATTATAAGTAAGGTTATTTATATTCAAAGGAATTGAAGTTGACAAAGGATCTATCGTTATTCCAGTAGTCGAAGGAATGTGGCTTAACCAATTACTTCCTGCTATATTTTTTAATTGTGTATTTGTGCCTTTAACCACAAAAGAAGCGATACTGTCAAAGTCAAAATAAAACTGATTCTTACCATTGAAGTATCTGTTTTGAGAAGCTACAAAATCTTCGCCTACTACTGCAAATCTATTAGCCTGTGATGTTGTTTGACTAATACCTGTTTGAAGTTGAACCCAATCTAAATAATAACCACTTGAATTACTACCATTACTTCCAAATATTATTTGGTCAAAAGTATTCGCTGTAAATGTTATATCAGAAAGAGGGATTGTTATTTGTTGATAATTACCGCTAGTCCTATCGAATCCATAAGTTAAATGAGTAATCAAAAATGGTTGGCTAACATAAGATCCGTTATTCGCAAACAGTATTCCTAGTTTTACGTTTTGAGCAAAAGCCGCTTTTAGTTTAATATAGAATCTTAATACCTTATAATCAGAAGTTGTGTAATCTGAAGTAGAAGTAAATTTAATTAAGCTGGCACTCGTAATAGCCCCAACACTTGCCGCCTTCGTAAAGTGATAAGGAGAAGTAAAATTATCAAAGTCAACTGTTACAGAAGTTGTACTGCCAACCCATTCAACATTCTGATCATAAATAACCAAAGTGTCTATCCCGCCCCCAGGAGTAGTTGCTAAAGATGGAACTTGTATTGCCGTTAAACGAATAGAATTAACCGGCAAATTTGGTTCAGCAGGAGTGGCGGCAGCATCACCACTTAACTTATGAACACCAGAAGAATCTAAATAAATTAAATCTATTCTATTCAATGTTGCATGAGCTGCGTCTAAGGTTACATTCGTTATTGCAGAAGAATAAAAAGCCCCATTAATATAATATGTAGCTGCTGATACGTTAAAAACCAATAACGAATCCCATGTAACTATCCCACCATGAATCAATTTTGTATCAGTATTTAATGACCCCGCATTTCTCCATTTTCCGTCTGAGTAAAAGAAAAAAACATGATTGCAAGTATCAATAGCTATTGCGCCATCCTGAATACTACCACCGCCTCTTACACCCGAAGGCGTACCACAATATCGTGGAATGTGATTTGTAGAATCAACCATGAAAGAACCCTGAATCCTTTCTCTCACATTTCTTGATTGATAACCGGGAGGGTTTTGCCCGAAAGCATTTATCCCTATTAAAACCAGTATTGCAAAAAGTATTTTTTTCATAATGTATAAATTATATGAATTGTTTCTCCCCCCGCCGCAAATGGATAAGCCGGCCCGAAGGCTATTCTTTTTGTCGGTGAAATATAAGTCCAGTTATTTCCGTTAAGCGTATTGACTAAAACCAACCCAGCGTAATCTTCCTGCTCTCCTTGTCTTGATACTTTAATTATCTGCGACAAATTAAGACCAGAGTTAACCGTATTACTTCCAGCCGAACCCGTAACCGTTTTACTCATTAAAATTTCCATATTACAAACATTCTTTGTCCGTCCATAGTTGTTCCTGCGTCCGGTGTGATCGTTCCTGTTACACCGTCGAAAGTATAAGGTAAACCCATGCTTAATTGCTCCGTTCCCTCTCTGCAAACTTCAATTATATTTCCCGCTACAAGTCCTATCCATGCAGGGTCTGTTATTACCCCGCCCGCAACCGTATAAGAATCGGAAGTTATATCCGTTGTTTCTACATCAGGCGGATCAGTTAAAACAGTCTGCGTAAATTCTCCGTTCCCTTTCCAGTCTGTATTCCACTTTGCTAAAGAACCTACGTCTTTTGTAAAATCAGTATGAGGCACTAAAACAGAGCCGGTAAAAACATTTGCATAACCTCCGTCATCCGTCCATGTGATCGTTATATCATAACCGTTATCTCTTACCGCCTCTGTGATCGTTTCCATTGCGAAATTTCTAATTGCGCTATCATCTTTTAAAAACATAACACCCCTTAGACTAAGCCCCCATTCTGTCATTCCCACCGGGGAAAATGTTTTATATCTTCCTGTTACCGGAGTGCTTGTTTCTTTTATTTCTGTATCTACGTTTAACTGCATAGATTGGGCGCAAAGCCAAATACGATACTGACCAGATTTAACAGCTTTTACAATAACGTTTTTTGATTGTACAGGGTATGCCATTATTCCAGATATTTAAATTCAAAATTCTCTCCGTTACTATTTCCCCCTTGTCTCACATTTGCCGAATCGTTTATTTCTGCTATCGTCGCTTGCCAGGTACAGTCATGCCAGTTCTGTCTCATGCTTAAAATTAAGAAACTCATTCTATTTACCGGGTCTGATTGTGCCATCATGGATAGTTTGTGGATAGTTGCCATGTACCCGTTGGCAGAATCAAGTCCGTAGAAATATGAGTTAATGATCCATGTCTCTAATCTGTTCTGGTTCCACATTGCGTTACATTGCCAATGAAGAAAAGCATACCCGAAATCTAAAAGGTCAGGTATTGCGTATTGCTCCATTGCAAAATCAACCCATTGAGAAGTTAAAAGGTAATCAGGTGAATCGAAATAAAACATTGCGCCTTTATACATCTTACAAGGGGCATCGAATAAATAAAATCGTTCTTCGAATTTCTTTGCATAGTTCAAATCTGAAGACATTTTAAATTGTTCGCCCGTTAATTCATGGTAAGTACCCCCAACTAAAGGGATATAATCAAAACTAAGATTTGTAAAATGTGTTTCAAATTGATCTGATTTTTTTGTCTGATGCAAGCAAACCGTTAAGTAACCAACCTTAGGAATAGAAGGAAGATATTCAAAAGTCTGACCAACGCTATTCCATGTTGTATCGTCTTCCGTCCCGTCATGAAATCTTTTGAAATATTTATTATTAGTTGACCATGTAGAATTTGAAGCAACCCATGAAGAAAAAGAAGTTACTTCATCTTGTGGGTCTAATGTATAATAAGTTAAATCATCTGCGTAAAGTCTTATTTGTGCTACGTTATAATTTCCACTTACAGAAGCCGTTTCAACTTGCCCGTCATGCCTAACGTCAACCGAAAAAGAAAATTTATCACCAGCACAAACATAAATGGGCTCTGACTCTATATAATACTGTAAGTTAGTTGGCTGTACTGGGAAACAAGCAAATCTTTCTGTTTCATACCCTGCTGAATTATATAAAACTCTTATAAAAGCATCTCCATCGTTGGCAACATTTGGCGGCCCCTTATATTGTGTCCAATTTGAAATATCAAATTCTGTTAACGTAGGATCGGCATCAGCCCTTTCTACTCCTCTTAAAAAGGCGAAGTTTGCCGGTATCTCTTGGGGTAATTCTAAATCATGGGTGATCGCTGTTGACTTAAAAGGACGCTGTATTCTCTGCATCGTCTGACCATCAATAAAAATAGTTTCAGTTTCTAACTCTTTATCTAACGTTGCGCCTAAAGTCCTACTTATATAATTTCCCCCTAAGCCATAATTATGAATAACAAAAGCTGAATTTTTATACTCATCTATTCTTAAAATGTACCAATAATTATTATATTGAGAAACTCTACACATTAACGAAACAAGTATCTTGGTTAAAACAGTATAACAATCTTCTAATTCATCTGGATTTTTTTCAAACGTTCTTATATCAATATAAGTTTGATTCAAAGGGCAATTATCCACCGTAGAATGATGATTGAACTCAAAGAGATTCATTGCTACTTTCATTCCGTCATAAATAGCTGCACCCTCACCCGGATACGGGCCTTCTGTTTTTCTTAAACACCAACTTATTACCTCTATAATTCTATATTTCCCCTCCGGTCTATTACCGTCGAAATCCGATAACTCAATATCTTTAAGAACCCCGAAATTATCCGTAGCGGTTAAAACAACCTCCTGACCTGCTGGTAAAAAAGCCTGTTGGTTATCGTCCATAATCAACCAACCGTTAAAAATTATATCCGTTGTGTTTATAGTAACCCGAACAAAAAATCTATAATCAACACCACTTGAAAAAGTTGCAAAGTTTACCGTCTCTGTACTTTTGAATCTTATCGTTGCTCTTAATCCTAATATCGGATTATATTTATTTTCCTGTACGTTAAAAGTCTCTAACTCTAATCCCGGAGCGTATTCAGTAAGGTCTATTGTTTCTGTGGTATTACTTCCTGTATAGTCATAGTCTCCCCTATCGGTTATCCGTATTAAAACCGCATCGTTTTGACGATTAACAAAATTAATATCGTAAAATATTATATTACCCAACTCTTCCGATTTGATTTGCGCCCTGTGATAAAACGAATTGTAAATCTGTTCCTCTTACCGTAGCAACTAAAGACGGAGCCGATCTTCCGCCACCAATGCCACCAATGAAACCAGGAGCCGCCGATAACCCGCCCCTTCCAGGTATCTGAAAAGGGAAACCCCCACCCGCAGCAAGACCCGGAAATATAAAACTTGTAACCGCTTTTAAAATCAACATTTGTGCAATCGCTTTAATCGTTCCTATGATTAGTTGTTTCAAAGCCTCACCTAAAGCCTTAAAAACATTCTTACCTTCTAAAGCAGCATCAAAAGCCGCATTAAAAGCCCCTACTAATCCCTGACCAATTGATTGATTTAATGTGTTAGCTATTTCTAACATACCCTGAAGGGTTTTAGATGCTTCCTGTATGCCTTTGTTAATGTTTGAAAAATCTATCTTATTAAACTCTTTAAATCCTAAGTCCCCGAAGATTGAAAAGCCCTGTCTTAGTTTTAATTTTTCTTCTATCTTATCAAGACTTCCTTTCGCTAAAGTAATGTCAGGAGTTACAGTAACGGGTATTTCTCTTTGTGCCGCTACATCTTTAAAGAAGTCATCAATTACCGATTGCGCCAAAGGAATTGATTCTGGAAGAAACTCAATGTCTGCTAAAACAGGAAGTTTTATTTTTAAGTTTCCTTTTGCAAAATCATCAAGTAACTGCTTTGCATCTTTTAAAACAGCACCCTTATTTTTAAAGAAAGTAATTTCTAAATCAGGAACTACAAAGGCAACCTCTAATTCTTTTCTTAAAAGTTTTGCCCTTTCGATTATATCATCTGTGGCATCCTTTATACCCTTTGTGTCAATGGTAGGAGATTTGAATTTCAATGATTCTAATATTGCATTTTTTACCTGTTCCTGCAATACGTCATACTGTGAACCCAATTGAAACACTAGAGCTGTCTGGTCAGCTATTTGTTTTTTTAAATCTCTTTTTGTTTTAATCTCCTGTTCTGATGCCCGCTGGTTTGCATCAGTAGCCCTTAATGCAATTCCAAATTGTCTATCATAGCTATCGTTTAATGCCTTCAATATACCGCCCTGTATTGCAAGCTCCTTACTAACCGCTCCTATATCATCTAAAAAAGCCTTTTGTACTGCATTAGCAGTTAACGCAGCGGTATAATTTTCTACTGCTATTTGTAAAGCCCCTAATTTGCTGGCTTCAAGTGTTAAGTCCCCGAAATAAGCCTGATTTATACTTTTTAATTCCTCTAAAGCCCTATTCCTTTCTTTGTACGAAAGTGAAACATCTTTCACCGCAGATGCAAGAACTTGAACCCTAAGAATCTCATCTTGTGTGCCACCTATTGCGCCAAACTTTATATCTGGAACCGATCTTATTAAATCGTTAATCCTTTTTATTTTTTCTGCTGTTTCATCTGCCTTCTTACCGGCTCCATCCAAACCCCTTGTCCATGCTGAAAAACCTAATTGTGAAAATTGTAAAATAGCAGTAACCGCAGACAAAGCAAGTCCTAATCCGCCCGCACCAATTAACGACGATCCTAAAAGTTTTAAAGCCCTTCCTGAAGATCCCGCCTCTGCCCTCAATCTCTGGAATGATTCTAATAATGGATTTAAGTTATTTGCTATACCAATAAATCCAAAACTCGAATCCTGCGCTACCCTACCTAAATTAGTTAAAGCAAACGTTGCACTATTAGAAGATTTTGAAAACTGATTAAAAGCCGATCCACTCAATGAACCCTTTAAGGTGACAAGGGCTTGATTTAATCTTGCTACATCTTTCGGATCGGTTGCTTTCTTTAACGCTACCTGAAGTTGTAAAAGCTCTTTCTCTATTTGGTCAACAGTTCTAACTACTTCCGTCCCGTTAACGTTTATTAAAATATCCTTTCCCTTTAGGTTGTTGACTATCTGAAGTAAGTTGTTTATTTCAACTTCGGCAGCCTTAGTGCTTAGATTTAATTCTACCGCCTTTGTAAACGGAGCGGTTAAACTCTGAAGTTTAGTAGTGTCTAAAGGGGACACCACAGGAGTAAATTCGACCTTTAAGTTTTTAAACTTTGTTTCTAGTTGTTCAATCGAAGCTAGGGCCTGTGAATTATTCGCCTTTAAGAAAACCTCACTACTCTTGATTTTTTCTATATCTGCTAAAACCGTATCAATAGCGGCAAGAGCCTGAGCCGGATTAGCTTTAATATCAATCGCCGCTAACGTCTGAAACTTACTCCTAATGTCATTTATCGTTCCTTCAATATCGGCATCAACAGTTATTTCAATATCACTTTTAATGCCTAATAACTTGCTCTGGATTTCATTGATAGAGCTTAACGCCTCTGAATTGTCAGCATCCAAAAGGATCTCACTTGACTTTATCGCACCAATGGCATTTAAGATTCTATTAATAGCCGTTAAAGCCCCCGAAGGATCGGCTTTTATATCCAACTCACCTAATGCTGTAAACTTTGTTCTAACGTCCTGTATAGCCTGGTTAATCCTTGTAGAATCAAAACTTAGTTCAATATCACCCCGAACCGATTCCAGAGAGCTTTCTACTTGTTTGATCTTTCCTAGTGCAGCCGAATTATCAACATCTAATAAAACATCAGTAGTTTTTAATTTAGCTAACTGACCAAGTATCTGATTGATCTCACTTGTAGCACCCTGAATATCGGGGAAGGTTAACGTACCTAAATCAATAGCCGAAATCCTTTGAGCAATAGAATCAATTTGAGCCTTAACCTCTGCATCATTTATGTCAACATCTATAAGAACATCTTTTACTCCCGATAATTGAGAAGTGATTTTTGTAAGTTCTGTTAAGGCTTTTTGAGAATCAACCTTTACTTCTAAAGTTGAAAACTTACCACGAATAGAATCTATTTCTGAAACCAGCTTACTAAAATCTAAAGTCGAAATACCCTTGACCTTATTCTCAAAGCTGGTTAAATCCTTTAAAGCCTCATTGATCGCCCTATCAAGTTCGCTTACATCACCCGTAAACCTTATATTGAGTAATTGATCTGCCATTAAACGTTAATTCCTAAATTTCTATAATACTCCAAATCTTTTTCAGCTATCATACCCCTTACTTTAATTTCCTTTTCAGCGTTCAACTTCCTTTCTTCCGGCGAAGGATCAAACCAAAGCGGCATCCAATCTTCCATCTGCGGCATCTCTTCCTGTTTACCAAAAAACGCTAACGGCACTCTTGCAATTTCATACGCAATAAGTCTCGTGTGATTCGCTTTTTGTTTTCTTCTATTCTCATACCCATCAAGAAAAGAAACCATTTCAAAAATAGCCGTCCTCATTACCTCATTTGGTAACATCCCCGCTTCGCCGCATATTTCAAATATATCCTGCCACTTTAAGCTATCGCCTCCGCTGTCTTTTTTTTTGACATATAGCCATCAGTGTAATGACCGATCAACTTCTGAAAATCTTCACTATCAAAACCGCCCATTTCTTCAACCCATTGCAATACGTCAAAGTCTGTGTAGTCTCCAACCGCCGCAAACTTGACAAGCTGCAATAAATTATCTAACCACTCAATACCATTTACGCCACTTGATTCAAGTAGTTTAATAGTATCGGTGAAACCAAGACCGCCTTTATATAAAGACAGTCTTTTTAGTGATGCGGTATTAAATTGGCCTCTAATAATAGAGCCGTCTTTCAGTGTGATCTCAAAGCCACCTGAAGGAAGTAATTGTAAACTCATATTACGCTCCTATTGTTATAGCTCCCTGTCCACTAAACGTAGCCTGGAAATTCATTGCTGCGCCTTGTGCTACTTGATTTGTCAAAGTTGTGATATACGCCTGACCAGTATGTAAAAGGTCTGTACCCGCTGAATCAGGATAGTTAAACCTTACATAAAGTAAAGTTTGAGCAGCCCACCACTTAGAAATTTGCTCATAACTTTCCTGTGTACCTATGTTCGGAGTTGTGTTTACAATGGCATCAATATCGAAAGTCCATTGATTAGAACCCAGACCAATAATAGGACCGCAATCAGAATCTTCGGTATTTACCGGAGTAGTACCATTGAAGGTTACTGATTTTTTACATACGATCATTTTCCAACTAGACCCGTCCGTAGAAACATAGAACGGAACCTGCGAACTCTGTAAAGCTGTTACACTCATTTTGTTTAAATTTTAAATTGTTTGTGTTATTAAATGTTCCCATCGAACTATTTTTTGATAATATTTATATTGCCCGTCATCCTCTGTTAGATAACTTTCTGACTGAGGACTGACACATAAAAACTGAAACCCTGAAGCATCTGTTAATCCATCGTTATTAGCAGAAGTGATTACTAATTCCTTAATCTGCTCGTCTATGCTTTCTACTATGTCATCTTTGATCCCTGTTTGACCCGAAAACCTTGCTGTAATATGTGTTATAATAATCGGTCTGGTAAAATGTGCATCTGCTGTGCTTTCGTTTGTCGAACTCTCCGCCCTGATAACTACATAAAAAGTACCCGGATTGCCGTCTGCGTCCTCACGAAATACTTTAACCTGATTTCCTGAAATGGTTATCTGCCCATCAAGTTTAGTAAACCAAGCAGTCTTTAATCTTCCAATCGGGTTCTTCATAACAGTTGATCTATCTTTTGATTTATCCTTGCCATCATTTTAGGAATTACTATTCCTTGTTGCTTGAAAAAATACGGATGAGCCTTTACACCATTTTTTAAAATACTCATAATTATCGGCCATGCTGCTGCGTAATCTTCGGCAAGTTGATCTACTTTACTTCCTGCCCTTCGCCTTGATTTAATATTATACCTTCCCGCAATACCTTTCCTTTTTACCCAATTAACTATCGCTCTAACCATGTCCTTAAAAGTTCCCTCACCTTTCCCCCTGAACCTTGCCGCCACCGCTTCGGCCCCTGGTACTGGTCTATAATTTCCTTTTGTTCCAAATTCCATATAAGCGGCCGCAGCACTTTGAGAAAATATATCATAATCAGCCGATCCTAATCTTTTATAAGCAATGTGATTTTTTAAGAAAGCCTGATCAACCGGGGCATCTTGCTGCGCTCTTATTACAAACTCCCTGGCACCCTCCTCCATTTCAGCGTCCGCAATATCTTGCACGTGCGAAGGCAGCTCTTTAAAGAGTGTTTTTAAAGCCCCAAAGCC